CAGCTTGTTCACGTTGCAGGGTTTCAATCTTGCGATCTTGCTCTTTGTTGTCCTCGCGTGTGGACTTTACGAACCAGGCTACTACAGCACCGGCTCCTGCAATCAACATGTCAATCAGGCTTGATTCGGGCATGATCTACCTCACACTGGTTGGGTCGGCCAGACTACAGTTGCTGGGAAGCCCGTCTGTGCGCTGATGTCTCGTAGCTCTTGACGGTAGGTAGCCCACGCTGCTTTGTCTACTGGCGCATCAGCTACCTGTGTCCAGTCTGATGCTGACAGTAGCTTGTTACGCCTCTTGCGAGCATTGGCTGACTGCACAATGCTCTCTAACTCTGCTTGGCTGTGCTTCATTACACCACCCTCACTTTATAGTTACCTGCGATCAATGCTGTAATCCTTGCCTTATCACCTGCTGGAGCGTCAAAGTCGTAGTCAGTGCCTAAGATAGCTCCCTCGTTCAGCACATTAGCATCGTAGTTGATAGCAGTGCCTGAGTAAGTTGGAGCAGTGCTGCCGCTGGTAAAGTTAAAAATAACTGCTAAATCTAGGCTGTTTGTTAGCGTAATTTGCTCGGCATCGCTTAGACCGTTTAAGGTGGCAGCGGTCATTTGGTTGGTGTAAATCGCAGTGCCTACGTTATATTCATAAACAGCATCTCCACCAGAACCAACAATAAACATCTTCGTACCATCAGTGTTAAATGCTATTCCTGATGGACTTGCTTCTTGAGCTGACACAGAAAAACTGTCTACAAAACTAGCAGTTGATACATCAAAGCCTGTTGATAAGGTGTACTCATTAACATCTTGTCCAGAAGTACCAACGATAAACATCTTCGTACCATTAGTGCTAAATGCTATTCCTGATGGATTTGTTTCTTGAGCGGAAACAGAAAAACTGTCTACGAAACTAGCTGTTGATACATCGAACCCCGTGGACAGTGTGTATTCGTTTACATCATCTCCATTACTACCAACGATAAACATTTTAGTACCGTCAGTGTTAAAGGCTATATCTTGTGGAACTGTTTCTTCTGTTGCTACAGAAAAGCTATCTACGAAAGATGCAGTAGATACATCAAACCCAGTAGACAGAGTATATTCATATACAGCATCTCCACCAGAACCAACAATAAACATCTTAGTGCCGTCAGCGTTAAAGGCTATACCAATTGGAACTCCATCTTGTGCAGATACAGAAAAGCTATCAACGAACACAGAAGTAGACACATCAAATTTATTTATAATAGTCTCAACAGCCCCTTCCATTGCTTCTTTAAGTGCAGCAACCTCTGTATTAACAGCAGCGTTTGTCCAAGTTTCTGAAGCATATGTACCATTGCTGTTATATTGCCATGTGCCTGCGTTATTCCTGACAATGTCACGCACTGCGCCGTTATCGTCCTGCACACTCCACGTTGTCCTCCCATTGTCTGACAAGGCGTAATACACTGCGCCGTCACCCAAGGCGTTAGTAGCCGTTATTGAGTTAATGTCTGTCCAGTACGTTGTGTCTATTCTGAGGCTGATGGCAGGTTGATAGCCTGTAGCAATTGCTGATCCGCTATTACTAACCTTTAATACATCAGCATTTACATCATATACCACTGCAAACATAGACCACTCACCAGAGGCAGCAGTAGCTGTAGAGGTTGGCAGTGTTACTACATTTACGTTACCGTTTGTTGCAGTAAGCACTAATACGCCATTATTTATGTTTATAGTTTTACCAACATCTGTAGACGCAAAAGAGCCTGTGCCTAGTGTAAGGTTTCCTGAAAACGGCGCGGACAATGTATATTCATTCACATCATCTCCAGTAGCTCCAACTATAAACATCTTAGTGCCGTCAGTGTTGAAGGCAATTCCTTGTGGAGATGTTTCTTGAGCGGAAACACTAAAGCTATCTACAAAACTAGCAGTAGATACATCAAAGCCTGTTGACAAGGTGTATTCGTTTACATTATCTCCACTTTCACCAACAATAAACATTTTAGTACCGTCAGTGCTGAAGGCTATTCCTGTTGGAGATGTTTCTTGTGCTGCTACAGAAAAGCTATCTACGAAACTAGCTGTTGATACATTGAACCCTGTAGAAAGAATGTATTCGTTAACATCATCTCCAACAGAACCAACAATAAACATCTTAGTGCCGTCAGTGTTAAATGCTATTCCTGTTGGAGCTGTTTCTTGTGCTGCTACAGAAAACAACTGTGTAAAACTAGCAGTAGATACATCGAACCCAGTAGACAAGGCATATTCATTAACTTCATCTCCAGTAGAACCAACAATAAACATCTTCGTACCATCAGTGTTAAAGGCTATATCTTGTGGAGTTGATTCTTGTGCTGCAACACTAAAACTATCTACGAAAGAGGCTGTAGATACATCAAACCCAGTAGACAGAGTATATTCGTTAACATCTTGTCCATTAATACCAACAATAAACATCTTAGTGCCGTCAGTGTTGAAGGCAATTCCTGATGGAGTTATTTCTTGTGCGCTTACACTAAAACTATCTACAAAGGTAGCTGTTGATAAATCAAACTCTGTATAGGTTAAACTAGCTGAATAGGCACTGTTTTCTAAAGTATAAGGCCCTACAGCAACATCCCAAATGTTTGCTGTTACGCCTGTCTGTGGCACTTCTTTAGTAACAGAAACTACAGGAGTTGTAGTGCTACTAGATAGCGTTAGTGTCGCGCTCTGATAAGGTATAAGAGTCTGTGTTAGCGTTGCTAATGTAGGGTCTGATTCAACAGTTGCATACTCAAGCCCTGTAGCACCAGAGTTAACAACCAGAGCCTGACCAGCAGTGCCTATTGTAGATAAGTTTGTGCCGCCGTTGGCTATCGGAAGAACGCCAGTTACCTGTGATGTTAGGCTAATACTTGTAGCTATTGAAGCGGTATCCTGCCACCCAGAACCGTTGTATATCCTTGTGCTATTGCTTGCAGTGCTGAAGAACATTGCACCCGTAACAAGAGGATTGCCATCATTATCAACTGTTGGATCAGATGCCTTAGCTCCCAAATAGCGATCATCAAACAAGTCGTAACTAGCCGCAGCATTGCTTGCAGATGTCGCAGCGTTACCAGCACTGGTAGATGCTGCACTTGCTGAGGTGCTTGCATTGCCTGCTTGGGTCGTTGCGATACCGGCTTGGGTTGTTGCAATGCCTGCCTGAGTGGTCGCTGTAGACGCGCTTGTAGAGGCTAAACCGGCTTGTGTGGTCGCAGTCGAGGCACTAGCAGCAGCAGCCACTTGGGACGCAAGAGCAGCACTAGCAGAGGCCGCAGCAGCAGCAGATGTTCCCACCCAGAAGGTTGGCGAGCTGGCTGGAGTGTTTCCAGTGTTCGCATTCTGGAGTGATGTGTACAGTATGCCGTCAGTCCCAACTACGTTTGCATGAATTGCATAGGTCTGCGTTGCAAGGTAAGCCA